TACCGGAGTTCTGCAAGGCAAAGGCTTTGCCGGTTTCATGGCCGATGGCGGGCCGGTCAGCGCAGGCTCCTCTTACGTCGTCGGCGAGCAAGGCCCAGAGCTGTTCGTGCCACACGCGTCGGGCACCATCGTTCCGAACAACAAGATGGGCGGCGGCAGCGGATCCGGCAGCGGAAGCGTCACGGTCAATTACAACATCGCGGCCGGCGTATCGCGGGCCGAACTCGTGCCGATCCTCGAACAAGAGCGGCGCCGGCTCAAGGCCGAGATCCCAGACATGGTTCGACGCGGCGGCGGATACCGCGCAGCCTTCGCCTAATCGCCATGGCCATCACTTACCCACTCACGCCGCCGAGTCCGTTCAACCTCTCGCGGCTCTCGTTTACGGGCGTTTCTGCGACCTCGCGCAACACGTCGCCCTTCACGTTGCAGACCCAGCAATACAACTGGCCGGGGCAAGCGTGGCTCGGATCGGTTGATTGTCCGCCGATGAAGCGGGCGGACGCGGAAACCGTCATCGCGTTCCTACTCGCGGCGCAGCGCGGCACCTTCTATTTCCAAGACTACGCCAACCCGACAAACCGAGGCGGCGTCACCGGCACGCTGACCGTCACGACGGCAACCGCCAACGGAACCACGCTGACATTCGGCGGCGCAACCGGCTCGTTCGCAGTCGGCGACTGGCTGCAAATCGCAACCTCGCTCTACAAGGTTGTGCAGGTCAATTCGTCATCGAGCGTCGATCTTTTCCCGGCTCTCCGCAAAAGCTACGCGGGCGGGACGGCCATCACCTACACCAACGCGAAAGGCGTCTTCCGCCTAGCATCACCGAGCACCGAGTGGGCCATCGGCGAGGCGAGCATTTACGGCGTCGGCTTCGCCATCGTGGAGGACGTTGAGTCGTGAGCATCACCACCGCAGGCCGCTCGCTCTCGGCCAACATGGTCACCGAGGTCAGCGCCTCGCAGCTCTCGCCGATCCTGCTCGCGTCGTTCTCGTTCTCAACGCCGGTTCGGCTCTGGAGCGGCTACGGGACGATCACGGTCGGAGCCGTGACCTACCAAGGCATCGGCACACTCGGGACGATTTCGCCGGTGGAGGAGACCACCGACCTTTCGGCGCGGGGAATCAACTTCCAACTCTCGGGAATTCCGAGCGCTTACGTCTCGCTTGCGCTCACGGAGAACTACCAAGGCAAAGCGTGCTCCGTGCTATTTGGCGCACTCGACGCTACTGGCGCGATTGTCGCGTCGCCGGTGACGATCTTTGCCGGCCGCATGGACGTTATGTCGGTCAACGACGACGGGCAGGAAGCGTCGATTATCATGACGGCCGAAAACAAGCTCGTGGACTTTCGCCGGCCGCGTGAGGTGCGCTACACGCACGAAGAGCAGCAGAACCTTTATCCACCGGGACCCGGCACACCCGGCGATCTTGGCTTGGAGTTCGTCAACGCGATCCAAGAAAAGCAAATTTACTGGGGCAACGCAAAGCTCGCGGCACCGGTGCGCGAGGGCGGCGGAGAGACCGAGGCCACCTCCTACATGTGACCATGCCAGCACGCCGCGACAACTGGCCGAACCTTCTCGCGCAATTCATCGAGCAACGCCGCGATCAACCTTTCGCGTGGGGCGTGAATGACTGCTGCACGTTTGCGGCTGACTGGGTCCAGCTCTGCACCGGCGTGGACTACGCGCAGGCGTGGCGCGGTCGCTACGTGTCAGGGCTTGGCGCGGTGCGCGTGCTGGACGAGGCGGGCGGCGTCGAGGCTCTGGTGGACGCGCTAGGGCTGCAACGCGTGGCACCGCAGCAGGCCGGGCGCGGCGACATCGTTGCGCAGGAAACCGGGCGCGGGATGACGCTCGGGATTTGTCTCGGCGAGACGACGGCTTTTGTTGCAAAGGCCGGACTTGTTTTCGGGCCGCTTTCTAGCGTCGAAACCGCTTGGAGAATTTAACATGCCACAAGCAATTTTTACTCAAGCAGCAGTCAAGGTAGTTGCATTTTTCGCAGGCGTGCCATCGGGCGCAGTTGCGGGATCGGCAATTTACAGCACGGCCGTCAAAGCTGTTGCGGCTGTTTTGAAATTCACGGCTTACGCATCAGCATCGATGGCCGCGTCGAAGCTGCTAGCGCCAAAGATGCCCAGCTTCGCCGACTCGTCGCTCTCGGATCGCTCGCAGGCGGTCCGCAATCCAATCTCGGCGCGGTCCATCGTTTACGGCAAAACCCGCGTCAGCGGGACAATCGTTTATCTCAGCACGACGGGAACCACCAACGAATACCTGCACATCGTCCTGACGCTCGCCGGCCACGAGGTCGAAGCGATTGACGAGGTGTATTTCAACGACGAGCTGGTGCCGCTGACTGGCAACACGCCCACGGGATTCTACGCAGGCGTGGCACGCGTGAACAAAAAGCGCGGCGTTCCCGGCGACACGGCCGACGCGGATTTGATCGCGGACACGGCGAGCCTGACGGACGGCAAATGGACCTCGAACCACAAGCTCTCTGGCATCGCCTACCTTTACGTTCGCCTGACGTGGGACGCCGAGAAATACCCAAGCGGCATCCCGAACATCAGCGCCGTGATTCGCGGCAAGAAGGTGCTCGATCCGCGGACGGGAAACACCGCCTACTCGGCCAACGCTGCGCTCTGCTTGCGCGACTACCTCACCGACACGTCGCTCGGCATGGGCATGACCGCAGCCGAGGTGGATGACACCGCTTTTGGCGTCGCCGCCACCATCTGCGAGGAACAGGTTCAAATCCTTCCCGTCTCGCCCGTCGTCAACGAAAACCGCTACGAGGCCAACGGCGTCATCGTTACGAGCGCCAGCCCAGACGAGAACATTGGCAAGCTGCTCTCGGCAATGGGCGGGCTGATCGCCTACACGGGCGGCCGGATCGTGCCTTACGCGTCCGCCTATTGCATCCCAACCGTGACGCTGACCGAGAAGCATTTCGTCGGACCGCTGAACGTGCAGACGCGGACGAGCGCGCGGGACCGGGTGAACTCGGTCAAAGGCGTTTACGTGAGCGAGACGAACAACTGGCAGGTGACCGACTTCCCGACGATCAGCTCGCCGACCTACGTCAGCGCAGACAACGGTAACGTGTTTTTCCGCGACGTAGTGCTTCCGTTCACGACCTCGCCTAGTTGCGCTCAACGGCTCGCCGTGCTGGAGCTGCGCCGCGCTCGGGAGGAAATCACGTTCTCGGCTCGCTTTCGCCTGGAAGCGATGCAGGTCCGGGCCGGCGACACGGTGATGATTACCAACGAAAAGCTCGGCTGGTCGTCGAAGGTATTCGAGGTCATGGAGTGGAATTTCGCGAGCGACGGAACGCCGCCGCAGGTGTTTATCGACATGACGCTACGCGAAACCGCGTCCTCGGTTTACTCGTGGACCGTCTCGGACGAAATCGCCGTGCCGGACTCGCCGAACACGACGTTGCCAGATCCGTTTACGCTCGGCGCGCCGACCAACCTTTCGCTCACAGCAGACGGCACGACTCAGCTGGTGCAGGCCGACGGCACGATCTTGCCGCGCATCCGCGTCGGCTGGACGCCACCGGCTGCGGAGTTCATCCAGTCGGGCGGCTCGGTCGTCATCGAATACAAGCCGGCCGCAAGCACGACCTACCTGACGTGGAACACGGTCGAGGGCGCGCAGACCGAGGACTTCATTTCGTCCGACGTGAAGATCGGCACGAATTACAACGTGCGGATTTACGGCGAGAGCTATTTTGGGATTTCGACAAGCTATCTCAGCGGCTCAATCACCGTCGCAAAAGACACGACCGCACCGGCGATTCCGACCGGACTGAGCGCTGCCATCGGCACCGGCAAGGCCGTCTCGCTCGACTGGAACGACAACACCGAGCCGGACTTTTCGGAGTATGGCATTTATCGGAACGTCTCGGCAATCACGCCGGCCAACGCGAACACGGACAAGATCGCCGAGGTTCGCGCGTCGCGGTTCGTGGACACCGACGTGAACATCGGGACGACCTATTACTATTGGCTCAACGCTTACGATTCAGTCGAGAACGTCAGCGGCTTT